TAACACTACGTTTCTGTATTGTAAGGATGTGCTGTCTGTCTCATCTAAGTATATGTCTACTGTGTGGGGGACGGCACTTGAGATAAGCTTTGAACTTGATGCCTGCATCCAACTGCCATCTATTCTTGTATTATCTGATGAGAATAACGCCGATGCCCCATTATGCCTAAGCCTAACTGTAAAATATTTATTAGCATAAGAGCTATGACCTCCTTTAAACTCACCAGTATACGACACTACATACGTACCAGGAAGTAAAGTCACTGTTCCAGCAGTCGCAACGCTAAAATTAAAAGGGTCAGAAGTTTCAGTGATGGGCATTACAACGCTAGAGCTTGTGCTTCCCGAAGCTTTTTCGTAAATAGCAATTTTAGGTGTAATGGCAGCATTAACTGCAGCGCAAGTGGGGACGCTAGTATCATTGTCCGTAGCGGCTATGCCTACACTCTCAGTAGTTACAGTCTTGCCTTTAAACGGACCAAGCTGTGTTTGAATGTGATTATACACACCTTGGCTAGTAACCATGTTAGCCGACGCAGGGTCTGGTGTGCCGTCGGCACCAACAACAGCCTGTAGGGCTGTGTTTACTTCAGTTGCTGTATTTGTAAGATTAAATGTGCTCATTACTGCATGTTAGCATTTCCACTTGCGCAGTGCAAGTGCTTTTCGTGTCGGTCTACCCTTTTTGTCTTTCATCGGACCCTTGACCCCGCTCATACGAGCACAGAAAGATTTGCGACGTTTAGCAGCCTTAGAGCCACGTTTCACCCTACCAGTTACGGGAGCTTTTAAGTTAGACCCTGACTTAGCTTTAAAGTAGCGACGACCAGCGGCAGTCAAGCCACCAGTTTTACTTTTATGTTCTTTTCTCATTGCGTTTTTGTTTTCGCTCTTCTCGTTTCGCTTTTATAATTTTACCAGTGGCAAGTCTTTGACCAATTTCAGTCGCAGCATTTCTTACTTCATCCCAGTTAGATTTGCTTACTCTCTTAGCTTTGGCTCTGGCTTCTGCTTTGGCTTTGGCTCTGGCTCTGGCTTTGGCTTTGGCAGCAGCTGAAAGAGGATTAGCTTTAAGTTTTTTGGGTGACTTATTCCTAGTCTTATTCCTAGTCTTAGGCTTATTCTTAGAAGTTACAGTCTTACCTGCTCCTTTTTTAACTGCGGCATCTTTGGCTTTTTTAGCAGCTAACTCTGCGGCTTTCTTTTTAGCTGACTCTGCGGCTTTTTTAGCAGCCAACTCTGCGGCTTTCTTTCTAGCTCTATTCGATAAATACGCTTTTCCAAGTGTAACAGCTGCACCTCCTCCCCGCATAACTGGGTTCATGTACATAGAGAGTGAACTTCCTGTTGGTTCTGGCATAGTGTTATTTAATTTGAGATGAGCCAAAGTAGAATCCTACGATGGCTAAGGCAGTTTGCCTAATTTCGGGTAGAATAACAAAGCCTTGAATGGTTTCCCACTTAACGCCCTTAAAAAGTCCTAAAAAGCCTCCTGTGTCCCGAGCTACGCTGACACCAACGTCAGTCCACGCAAAGACAAATGGGGCTACTACAATTGCAAAGACAGTGGATACAACCAAGAACCTACGAACCAATACACCGCCATCACGTTTTGCGGCGGCATCAGCTGACGCATCTGCAGCTTGTTGCTTACCAACCATACGCTCAAACTGACGAGCTTGGTTTTGCATCTGTGCGCCAATAAGCTTCATTACAAAGCCACTTACGCCTCCTCCGAGCATTGCTATTAGTTCTGGTGTCATATTATTTCTTTCGTTTATTGTGGAAGTCGAACAGGACTTTAACTTTTTCTGACAGAGCTTCGATATTGTAGTGCATTCTAGCTAGCACAATTATAAGTGTAATAATTCCAATTAAGACTGGCGTGATAGAAGATATGACTTGCAATACTTCATTCATTTGTTCCTCAGTTCCTTGATTACTTTGATGGCGGATGCCGTCATATAGATAAAGGTCGCAAGACCTACTACAAATCCTAGTATCTCGTTTACGGGTGCTAGTTCAATGGTGGCGATAAATCCCCCTGTTCCAATTGTTGATTTGTAGATAATGTCTTCCATTGTCCTATGGGGCTACGGGAAACTCTACTTCGCCGTTCTCGTCAATGTCATCGGTAAGGTCACGCAAGTCTTGGCGATAAGCCGCCCAAGCAGCAAGCTTGTCCTCAGGGATAGTAGTGTCATTAAGTTGAGTCCAGTCGGATCCAGACAACAAACGGTTACGCTCTGGACGTAATAATTCTTTTACAGCCTCAGGCTGTTCTTTCCATAGCTTTGCCTTGCGTGTAAGCAAGTCTCCTTCGATAAGAAAGAGAGGCTCGTTTGAAGCTTCGACTTGCCCTGCCTGTTCGTTGGTAAGCTCTACTGCTTCCATACCTTCGGGAGTAAATTTAAACTCTTTATCCGATGTGCGAATGACTCGTCCTTTTGGGTTGATTAATGCATATTTCATAGATTGTTTATCCAGTTAAATTTTTGGTTAAGTTGCTCTGATAGCTGGCGACCTAATGTCTCGTGCCAGTCTTTCACTAAAGGTTTAATTTCCTGACGGATGCAGTGGTCTCCATAGGGAAAACCAACATCATACTCCTGAGTATATTGCTCTACGTTAGAAGTATTGTGGATGAATGGTTCTTCGCCCAGATACTCCCAGACTTTGTTCATTGTGTCTTGAGGGTTCTCTGTTAAGTCCTCAGCGTGAACGAACATAAGCTTATCGCCAAAGCGTTCCTTGGCTTCGTGCAAGCGTTCGATAGCGATTCCAATAGGAGGGCTTTGTAGCCAGCCACCCACACGTTTATCAATAGTCGTCCAGTTCTGCGGATTCTGTTGCTCAATACCGTTGAACACTTCTGGATGCTGTCTGCGCTTCTTCTCCATACTGGACAAAATGCCTCTGATGTCACGAACAGGAACAAGAACCTTAGCGTCTTCCCAGACCTTGAAGAGCTGGTCTAAGTGACCAAGCCAAGAGCGGCACTTGTCTACCACTACGGGTCTGTCGGTAATGCTGTTGAAGGCATTTTCACAGCCAGCCCTAACGTAGTCCAGATACATAGGCTCAAGGACATTCTTCATATCCACTGCTTTAGCCTCTTCGGTCTGAAAGACCTGTCGAGCTATGTAGCCTATTTCGTGCAAGGCACTAGTAGGCGTAGCGTGAACCTTTGGGTTCTGTGCAAGTAGATTACAGAGCAGCGTTGAGCAAGCTCGTGGAAGACCAGATACGAAGTGTAGTTGTTTACTCATATAGGTCTGCAATCATTACAAGTCTGCGACGACTGTCAAACCTCCATATGTAGCTCCGTAGCCTGTAGCTCCTACTGGAACGTGAATGTCAGTAGCTAAAATACCGCTAAATACACCAAAACCTAAAGTTGGAGCGGTGGTAGCCAGACAGTTGACTGTAGCTAGACTTGTGCAGTAATAAAAACTACCACTACCAATCGAAGTAACACCATCTGGAACAGTTATACTGGTAAGACTGGAACAGGATGCAAAAGAATAATTCCCAATCGATGTTACACCATCACCAATAGTTACACTGGTAAGACTTGGGCAATCACTGAAAGCACGAGTGTTAATCGAAGTAACGCTATCTGGAATCGTAATGCTGTTTAGGCCTGAGAGCTGAAATGCACTATACTCAATCGATGTTACACCATCACCAATAGTTGCACTGGTAAGACTTGAGCAACTCCTGAAAGCATAAACCCCAATCGAAGTAACGCTATCTGGAATCGTAATGCTGGTAAGACCAAGGCAACCCTCGAACGTAGATTGGCTAATCGATGTTACACTTTCAGAAATTTTAACACTAGCAAGGTTGCTGGAATAGGCGAATGCACGAATACCAATCGAAGTCACGCTATCGGGGATGGTAATGCTGGTAAGCCCCGTGCTGTCAAATGCATAAGGTCCAATCGATGTTACACTATCTGTAAGCGTAATGCTTGTTAGGTTCCCAGTGTAAAGGAATGCATAATTACCAAGAGAGGTCACATTGCTTCCAAGGTAAACAGAAGTGACATTGGAGTTGTAATAATAACCTTCTGAGGTTGTGATGCTCGTAAGGTTACGTGTCTGCTCTGTGCCAGATTGAAAGTCCGTTGTGAAAGGGTAGTTAACTGCTCCGATAGCGTCACGAATGCCAGAGGCATTCGATGCTTGCATCATTGAGTCAACCGAAGAAGATACTGTAATGTTAGCCATAGTAAATTAAGGTTGAAGGTATAGGGAAGAACCGTCTGGCTGAAAGTATACAGAAGAGCCATCTGGTTGAAAATATACGCCATCGGGAAGTCCTTCCTCTAACACAGAACCTGTGAAACGTCTGTCAAAGCGAGAGCTAAATGACTGTATTAAACCAAACATTAAGCATACCCATTTAGTTGCGTAAGCGCAACAACGGAAGTTCCTCCGTTACCGAGCATCTTAGCAGTCCTAAACATACCTGCGTACAGCAGATAGTCACGGTCTTTCTTTAAGACATGACCGACGCTTGCCGATGGGGTTGATCCATCAAATGTAATATACAAGTCGTTATCCTGTATATCAACAAAAACAAGGTTTGTGTTGTTGTTGATGCTAGGAGCGTCAACCACAGATCCCGTGGTCACGCTTAGATTAGACATAGAGCCGACAACTCCAATATTTTTTGGTGTAGTGCTCATGATTAAGTGCTTGGGTATTCAGCTGTAGTTTGACTTGCAGTCTGGCTATTAGAAGTATACTCTTTAGCAGTTTGGGAAGTAGTTTGGGATGTGTTAGTCATAATAGATATTATACATACAGGGGTTAATAAGTCTAGTCAAGTTATTCTGCTGCGATTTGCATAGCTCTTCGCACCTCGGGATCAGGTTCCTGAACCCTGCTAAGTTCGTCACCAGCAATGTTGTTAAGCGTTTCGCTGGCAACAAATGATATCTTTTTCATCAGCGGTCCGATGATTGGGTAATTTGTGCCAAGA